CCCGAGAATGTTGCCCGCAGCATCGAACAACGCAAAGCTGATGGTCGCCGGCGCGCCTAATTGAATATCGGTCATCGATTCTGAGAACAATTGGGAATCGATGCCGCTCAAAGAAACCACCACGCCGCCGGCGGCCAGATCGACGCCGGCGCTCACGTGGGAAATGCGCCCCAGCGAGCCCACGCCGAGATAAGTGTGAGCGTTCCAAACCAGATTCCCAACCCCCGACCAGATATAGGAAACCTGCGATTTGAAATGAATTTCTGCCAGTAGCGCCGGCCGGATAAGGTTATCGGTAAGCGAGCCTGGCCCCGAAATCATGGCCGCCGGCAAATTGCGCGGCATGCTTTAACGAACCTCGAGAATCTTGAAACTCATCGTGGTAAGCCGCATGGGCGAAAATTGCGACTCGCGCCGGTTGTCGGCCAGGCGCCAAACGCCCACCGGCGAAGCCAGAATGAGCGACGTGCCGGCGGCCGGCGCTTCTCGCAAGCTCGGCCAAATGGTAATGGTCGCGTGCCCCGACGCGTCGGCGTTGACTTGCTCGCAGGCGCGGTACAGGTGATAGCCGACTTGAAATAAATCGCCGCGCAGGAGCACGCGAAAATTGTTCGCTTTCCATCCCGTGGTGGTGATCTGCGTCGCCGTTGTAATGTCGGTTCCGCTCATCTTGGGCACACTCCCTTGCACGTTGCCGCGCGGTTGTCGGCGCCGCGGATCCCCCAGTTGAAACACGTTAAGTTGGCCGCGCAATTCGGCCAGAAATCCTTCCCACTCGGCCGCCTGGTCGTTGGTAAGCGGCGGCAATATCACGGCGCCATCCCAGGCATCGGCGCCCGGCCAGGCCTGCGCCTGCATCTGCGCCGGCACGTAGGGCGATTGCACCACCGCGATAGCGTCGCTCATGCCCAGCGACATTTCCGCGGCGCCCGGCGAGCTCGGCAGAGTCACGAGATTGTAAGTGTTATTGCCGATGGTGATGGCTTGCATTTAAACCCTCGTGCCGCTCGGCCGGCGGGCATTGTAGTTGCGCATCGTCTCCACCGTCATCGCCGGAATCTGCTGCAAATAGACGCCCATGGTGCGATGCACCGCGGCCTCGACGGCCGCCGGATCGCCGGCGCCGCGCGCGTCAACGTTGACCACGTGCGAAAACGAGCCGCCCATATTCATGGTGCGATTGGAAATGATGCGGCCCGACGTCGACGGCACAAAGAGCTCCGGGCCTGATTCGCCCACAATCGCCGGCATGCCGGTAGGAATATCGCCGCCGCCTTGAAAGTGGAGCAAGGCGCCAAGTAATTGCGTCCCGATGGAACTAAAGGTTGAACCCGCGGAAGTAACGTTCTTCCCTGAAAATAGCTTGCCGATAGCGCCAGGCACGGCGCCCGCCCCCAGGGCGGCGCCCTCCACCATCCTCACCCACATTGCATTGGCCGCACTGGCGCCCAATTTCCCCAGGCCGGGCACTAGCTTTCCGAGTGAACCCTCGGCCATCTTGAGCCCCGTGCCGGCAATGCCGGTAAAGATTTGCTTGCCGGCATCCTTCCATTGCCCGCGGTGATACGGATCGGTCAACGTGCGCAAGATTGCGCCGTTGATTGTGTCCACGGTTTGCGCCAACGTCTCGCGAATGTGCGCCGGCAAATCGGTAAATTGCGCCGCCAGTTGACTCGCCGAATCCTCGAGCGCGCCGAGCGCGGTTGCCGATTTTGCCGCGGCCCTATCCGTCTCGGCCTGGCGCCCCACGCCGGCGCCGTGCCGCTCGATATCTCGCAACGTAATGCCGGCGCCGCCCTCCTGCGCCACGCCCAGCGCCGCCTGCCACTGCGCGGCTGATAGCTCGTGCAATTGTTGCGCCGCGAGCGCCGCGGCCAGGTGCGACAATTGCCCGCGCTGCTCCTGCAGTTGAATCGCCGCCGCCTGGATCCGCTCGGCGGCCTCAATCTCGGCCGCGGTATTTTCGAAATTCGCGCGCGCCGCGTCTCGCTGCTCGCGCACTTGCTCGGCAATCGCTCGTTGCGCCTGCTCCCATCCCGCCACGACGGCATCGTGGATGCGCGCATCTTGCGCCTGCTCTTGCTGGAAAATGGTATTCGCGGCCACCCAACCACTAAATAAATCCTCTTGAAATGTTTTGTTCGCGGCCGCGACTGCCTTGTTGGCTTGATCAGTCACCGCAACCAGTAAGGGCGCGTTGCTCTTGACGGTTGCCGCGAGCCCTTGCCAGTAATTCGCCTCATCCTGCACGGAAAGATTGCGCACGGCTTTTTGGGCGTCGAGCGCGCGGCGCCATTCCTGCATTTGTTTTTCGGCGGCCTGTTTCTCCCACGTCGCGGCCGCGATTTGCTGTTGTTTTTTATCGAGCGCGGCCTGCGCAGTGTCTTGATTCATCTGCGCCTGAATGCGCGCCTGCTCTGGCCGTTGATTGGCGAGCAATTCGTTTGTGGCATCAATCTCGGTTCGCAGGCCTGTGGCTAATATAAATTTGCTCTTGTCGAGCGTCTTTGTCTCCCCGGTTGCCGTGAGATAGGTACCCTTACCGGCCTGCGCGGCCTCGAGCTCGTTACGGCGCTCGATCAGCGAATTGTGATATTTGACGCTCGCGTTTAGTTGATCCTGCAAAGACGTTGCTTCAGAAAGCGCCCTGGCGTGCGTCTTTGCCAAATCTTGTTCGTATTGCGTGCCCCCCTTGTGGAGAAACGTTTGCGCCATCCAGTCCGGCTGTTGCTCGGCCAATAGTTTACGCGCGTCATCGGTTGCGCGCAGTAATTCTTGATCGAGTTTTGCCACCTCGACGGCCGTTTTCGCCATTTCCTCGGCCAGTTTGTTTTCCGGCTTGTGCTCCAGTTTGGCGAGTTCGTTCTGTAAATGAATGGTCGACGCGTCGAGCTCGAGATTCTGCAGGCGCAACGAATCGCGCGATTTCTCCCAGGCCTCGGCGTTCTTTTCGGCGGCCTCGCGATTCTTCTGCGCAAATTCGTAGACTTTTTTGCCCGTCTCGTAAATCGCCAGGCCGATACCGACAATCGCCACCGCGGAAAAGGCCGCGGCCATGGCCGACGCCACGCCCGGCAATTCGGCAATGAATGAGCGAATGTGCCGCGGTAAACGAAGGCCGATTTCCTCGCCGAGCAGGGCCATCGCGCCCTTTGCCTCGCCCATCTCGCGCTTGGTCGTGGACGCGGCCGAACTGACATTGCCCTCCAATTGCTTTAACTGCGCTTTGGCTTTCTCGAGCGCCGCCGAATAAGACGTAGAGTCGACGGCCAGGATGATTTTTACCGAACCTGCAGCCTCGGCCATACGCCCCCCTCATTTGAGACAAAAACACGAAAGGCCGCCCGCGGGCGGCCTTTTCTTTCCCCCTTGATGGTTGCCGGCTTTAGTGGTGATTAAAGCCGGAATAAATAATCGCGATAATCAAAGCGGCAATCAGGTTGCCGATGCAAACGCCCCAGGCAATACGCATAATCGTCAATGGTTTTCCTTGTTCTGTCATTTCGTTTTGCAACTCCCCCTTGCCACTAGTATAAACGCCTAAAAAAAGCCTCGCAGATGGCCTAGGACGCGCCGCCAGGCCGGCGGACGACCCCAGGTATGGCGAAAACCGTTCTCCGGCGCCAGGCGGCCCGCCGGCCGGATCCGGACCCGGATCGGGCGGCGCATCTTCGCCCTGGCCGCCGACTATCGCCCACCACGATTCGGAGCACTCCGCTTCCCAACACATTTGACACAATAAACCGCCGCCCTTTCCCGGCCAACCATCGTGCCGCGCCCCGCATTTGCAATTCATTTTGGCGGCCCGCCAGGCGGCCCCCCGGCCGGATCCGGATCCGGCGCCGGCGTTTTCAAATCGGCTTTTGCCTCTTCGAGCACCGGCTTATTCTCCGCCATCTGCTCGTGAGTCTCTTTGTATGCGCTCATCGCCTTTTGCCCGAGCGGCGATTTAACTAAAAGCGCCCCAAACGTCACGGCCACGCCCATAAAAAAGAATTTCCAAAGTTTGCCAGATCCGAAATCGTGCGGAAAAGAGTACTTAAGCGGATCCATCGATGCGGTAAAAGCGGCGGCGATTCCCCCGCCAAGAGCGGCCAGCAAAGAAACCTTTAGCCACTTGAGCGCAAGCTGCGACGCGCCGCCCATATTCATTTTTTGGCCGCCTTTTCCACCCCCGCGGCCAGGGCGTTGCAACAAACCTGCACGGCCTGCTCGCGCACACCCTCGTACGCCGGCCGGATAAACGGGTGAGCGGGCACGGCGCCCGTTTCATGCCCTGGCCCGCGCCGGCGGCCGCCCGGCATGATTTTCGAATAGCCGCCGCGCACTTGCCGATGCCCGTATTCCACCCAATTGGCAATGCGGCGGGTGAATTGACCAGGGTACACAATCACGGCCGGCAACGATTGCCCCCCGTCCTCAGTTCTAGTCACAATGGAACGAATATCGTTTCTGAGCGCGCCCGGCGGCGCCGCCGTGCCGCTCGCGCCGCCGGCACGTACCGGCGCCCTGGCCCGCACCGCGGCCTCGAAAACATAGCCCGCCTCTTTGAGCGCTGCATGAATAATGCGCTTCGCCGCTTTGTCGCCGAGCTCACCGAGTTTTTGGTCGAGCTCGCGCAGGCCTGTCACTTGTGCCGTAAAGCCGCCCATATCAATCCTTCGGCGCCGGCGCCCCGAACAGTTGCCGAAATCGATCGGCAATCTCGCCGCGCAATTTCTTTGTGAGCCGGCGTTTTCTGGCCGCCGCTGGCCGGGCGCCGCCCGGCATCAGGTCGGCGAGCTCCAGCGGTTTCGCCGGCCGATACAAACTGTGATTGATTAGATCCACGCGCAACAGGGCAATCATGCGATGCACGTCTTTTTGCTGCTCCAGCCACGTCTCATGCATTTTGAAAAACGCCCGCGGCGTGAGCGCAAAGAATTCCCGTTTCGAGAACCCCATGCGGATCCGCGCGAACGCCCACAAATCGAGCCAGGCCGGCACGCTCACGCGACGGCCGCGGCCGGAGTAGGGTTTTCGCTTTCGTCCTCGCGCGGTTTGGCCCGCGCCTCGTTCCAGGCCTCGCGCACCTTGACGGCCACCGTGTAAATATCCTCAAACGTGAGCAGGTCGCAGGCCTCTTTAAAAGTAAGCTCGGGCTGAAACGTGCGCGCCGCGGCCGCAAAGACAACGCGCGTGCTCGCCAGATTGCCGGCCGGCAACGCATAGAGCAAGTTGACGCGCTCTTCTGAGCCCTGGCGCGCGAGCTCGACGTTGATCGACGTCTCCGCTTCTGAAAGCGCCCCCAGCGTAAAACACAAGTAATAAGTTTTGCCGTCAATCTCCATGGGCGTTTTCGGCAACGTCGCGTCGGCAATCGTGCCGGCAATGTTTCTCTGCTTCATCGATTCCTCGCTTTAAAGTTAAGTGCCAGGTGTCACGTTCGACGGCCCTGAAACCTGCAGGTCGATCGAGAATTCGACTTGCTTGGTCGGCGAAACTGAAAAATCGAACGATTGCACAATGGCTGAAAAGGTAATCGTGTCGCCGGCCGACGTTTGCGTTTTCGTCTTGGGCAGAGTTACCAGAAAGGTGGTTGCCAGTCCCGATTGATAGGCCGTCTCCACCGCAACCTGGCCGGCATCGGCACTCACGCGATTTCCCTTGACGTTCACGGTTGCGCCCTCGCGTACCGTGCCGATATATTCGGCATCTTTGCCCGATTGAAAATTGGTGACGTTGGCCGTCGCCCACTTGGGACGATTCAACGGCAAATCGGAAGCCTCGCCGATGACCGTGCCCGGCGTCGTTCCGATGCTGATAATTGTTCCGGCCCCGGTTTGCGCGAGCGTTCCCGCGTACCCTCCTACTTCTGGCGTCACTGTTCCCATTGTCTTTTCGCTCCCTTCTTAAACTGGCATGGTGAAAAAAACGTAAACCTCGCACATACAAGAGAAATAGCGCGTGATGCCCGGCTCGAAATCAGTACCAGGGTCGAGTAAATTGCACGTGTCGATAAACGTGCCGTCGGGCAATAGTTGCTTTCTCCACTGCTTGAGCGCCACCGTGGCCGCATAACGCAGGCGCATGGCCTCGGCGGCGCTCGTCGAGAATGCCGTTATCTCGACACGTTGCCGGATCATGCCGGCGCCATCCTCGAAAATCGCCGCTCCCTCGCCGCCGGCGCACTTATAAACCAGGCATGGATAAACTTCGCCCTGGTCGGGCGCCTGAATGGCAAAGACGCGCGTCGTAATTGCATGCACGCCGGCATTGTTCTCGAGTAAGGCGGCGAGCCCTTCTTGCATCATGCTTGTTGATTCACCTCGCTGCAGGAAAGTACCAGCACGCGATTACGCTCCAATAAATTCGTCACATCATGCACGGCAAAAACGCGTGTGCCCCAGAGCACGCGGAAATTCGCGCCGATAAATGTCGGCGTCCATCGAATCGTGATACGGGTCGACGATTCGCTCACTAATTGCCCGGCCTCGCTGCGCTCACCGCTTGCCACTTCCTCGATAGCCGCGCGCACTGTGAGCACCGTATTCCACGTGTCGGGCGTGATCGATTGCCCGAACGAATCGCCGGGCGCCGTCTGCGGTTGCTGAATTTCGATTTTGTGCGCGAGCTCGCCGGCGCCGATAGACGGATTGCTTATAGACCTCAGCACGGGCGATAGTCTCCCCAGGTAATCGCGTGCCCCTCGAGCAGGCAATCCACCGCCATCGGCACCGTTTTTAAAGTCAAATCTGTAGTCGCCTCAGGATTCCGATACCAGTGAGCAATCAGCATCAGTAAAGCATTCGTAATGTCGTCGGGCACATTCTTAACGTCGTAATCCACCGTCAAGGCCTGGCCGGCCAGGGCGCCCGGCAATACGAGAGAACTCGTGCCCGTCGCCGGATCCGTTTGGAGCAAGGCGCCGGCCACCGCGGCGCCGCTTCCATTCACCAACCTCTCGAGCCCGGTTGCCCAGGTCTTTTTCAGTTCATAGTTCGACGTGCCCCCCGAGCCGGCCACGGGCACGGTAAAGGCCTCGCCGATAATGGCCGCGGTATAGTTCGCAACCTCGTAAAGAATTTCTACCGAGCC